ACATTCTTGTCACTGACAGGAAAGGTTGGTCAAACTCACAAAACAACGCTCTGGAGCACATCACTGACTCTGGAGAACCAACTATTGAAGATGTTATGGACATCATCGACATCACTAAGGAGGTGAACTAATGGAGAAGTACACTGTACCAATCAACTTCTGGGGCACCATCAACGCTAGTGACCCAGCCAAAGCGTGGGAGAAAATCCACAAGGCTATCGGCAAGGCTTGCGAGGCATTCGAGGCTGAACTGGAGGCTATCGGTCTTACTGATGTAGACCACCTGCATGAAGAACTAGAGGCAGAGTAGTGGGTATGGAGCAGGCGGAGCCCCGATACATCTCGGGGTTCTGCCGAACCAAAACTCACGATAAGTGTAAGCACACAATCACTTGGTACGACAAGTCATGGACTTGTCTGTGCGAGTGCCATCAAATAGAGGAGAACTAATGACAAGCAATAAAGTGCTGAAACAATGGATAAAGAACGCCATTTATCTTTACAACAATGGCTCAACCAACGCTGAATACCTACGAGGTCAAGTAGAACTTGCTGTGTATTTACTTGGTGGCACAAGTGATGACGAAGAGTTTATGGCTGAAATAAAGAGTTGGGCAGGTAATAACTAATGGTAGTAATCAACGGGTTCACACTACTGGTACTAATCATCGGGTTTTTTGCGGGTCGTGGGTACCAAAAACTCATGGCTTATGGAGACCAAAACGAACAACAACACACAAGGAGCAACAATGAGTAACAACGAACAAGAGCACCCAGACATCGACATCGCCTACATTATGGCTGATGAAGTGCTGGCGTGGAAACGACCAATCAACCTCGGGTTCAAGGCATCAACACAGATGTGGCGTACAGCCCTTATCAGCCTTTACTGGGACGAACAGGATGGTTACAGTGCCATCGTCAAAAAGTTCTTTGAGGGCTGGTCAGAGGACGAGCAAGCAGAGTTTTTGCGATGGATAAGGGTGCAGGAAAACCTTGCAATACTTGATGACCTAACAGCATGGAAAGACACTAACAAATCCTTAGAGGAGGATGACAATGAGTAAGCAAGAACAAATCACATGGGACTGGTTCGTAGCACGCTACAAGAAACTAGGACACAAGTCACTAACCCAGTTCGCAATCGCAACTGGGATGCAGAAGTCAAGCCTTAGCAGGTACTTCCATCTGGAACGCCAACTGCCATCAGGCACGATGGCGGAACTGTGCAAGGCTCTAAAGGTGAGCCCTAACGAACTGATGACTGCCATCGGTGAGGAGTGGAAGTAATGAGTTATGACATCGGTGGAGGCTATGATGGCTGGCGAACAGCCACACCTTGGGATGACGAAGTTGCAATGACTGTCTCATTCGATTGTGGAGACTGTGAGCACTACAACGATGGTGTAGATGCAGTTGGCACACGAGGTAGTGACGAAGTAATCGTGCACTGTGAAGAGTGCGATGCTGAAAACAATGTTGATGTAGGGAGAGACTAATGGAACTCAAATACGCAGTAGGTGACACAATCAGGAGATTACGAAACGAGCAGAACTTACCGCTCCGTAAGATGACTCCTTATGTCTCCATAGGACATCTATCGGACATAGAACGAGGCAACAAAGAGCCGTCCAGTGCCATTCTGGAGGCTATTGCAGTGGGACTTGGTGTCTCCACTGCTGAACTATTCAGAGAAATCGCAGAGTATTTGGAGGCAATAAATGAGTAGCGATTACAAACAAGGGCAAGTTCATGCTTTGAAAGAGGCAAACGAAGTGCTGAACGGACTGGTCAGTGATGAACTGACTAAGGACTACAACGGACAACAGACACTCAAAGCATTCTCCATGAGTCTCCGTTACATGCAGAACCATCTGCCTGTCAATCAAACAGGCAGTGATGTTCTTGTACGCCCATCCGAGTTCTCGGAGGAGCACCAAAGAGGTCAGGACAGTCAGTTAGATTGGGCTATCACTTTATTGGACACAGTTACAAGGCAAGAAGAGTTACAGCAGTTCGAGGGTCGATTGGCTCTGACTGTATTTGCATACAGCATCAAACATCAACTAGATGTACTTATGGAGGAACCAGATGCAGACATTCATAACAACAACTAATGGCTGGGACGAAGTTGCCAAGACACTGGACAACAAGCGTCTCAACAAGCAGGCTCTGGAGGGTTGGCAGATTATGCTGACCCTCTTAGAACTTGACCCTGATGGCAACCACCGCAAGCCAAAGGGCTGGGCTAATCACCCAGCAGTCAAGATGTGGGCTGGAGCAGAACACGAACTACTTTGGTATGTGGTCTCAATGGTCATCGAATGGAAAAAGCGTGGCTACAACAGCACCATCTATGACAAGGTCATGAGTACCTACGCTAGGGGTGTAGCAACTGGTAAAACGACCAGTAAAGCCCCTCAACCTAAGTGGATGCGAAATGATGCGAAGTTTGAGGCAATCGCCTCTAGCCATCGCACAGCACTTCTAGCCAAGAACTATGACTGGTACAGCCAGTTCGGTTGGGCAGAAGATACTGGCACAGCACCTGATGGTTACGCTTACATCTGGTTCACCAATGAGTAAACAAAGTGCAAGACATCGTGCTCCATACCAACCGCTCCGTTATCCCATCAGGGCTTATGTAGCCCTATGGAAGAACAGATGGTATGGGTTCTGGAAACCACAACTACGACAACTACTAAAAAGAAAAGGATTACTCCCATGAGTAAAGTCTTACCTTGTACTGACAAGACAGAAATGTTCTTCCCCGAGTTTGGGGAAGTTCAAGAAAAGATTAGAGAGGCTAAGGCACTATGTGCTACCTGCCCTATGGTCTTGGCGTGCTTGAACCTTGCCCTCAAAGATAACCAGCAGTATGGCATCTGGGGTGGAGCAACAGTTCAGGAGCGTAAGCGAATGAGAAACCATCCATCACAAAAGATAGACCACCTAAAGAGTCTGAAAAGACTAGGAAGGAGCATAGAGGTTGCTATTAGTCAAACTAAAAAGCCTGTTCAGTAGGCGTACCAAGCGTAAGCAAATCGTAGAACTCTCTTTGGAGCAAATCCTAAAAGAGCGGTCAAAGCGTAGGCACCCAGCGTTCAGGAACCGCAATGGCATACACGATTAGTCGTGGCGAACGCCACACAGGTTACTATCGTGACAAGTCAGGCACCCGATGCTCGGCTGGTACATTCTCCAGTCGGGAAGAGGCACTGGAGCAAGCCCAAATAGCCGAGAAACTGGGCATACAGGGCTCGTACAGGGTAAACATGACCTTGGAGCAATACATCAAGGCTTGGCTCCCTAAAGCCGACCTCCTGCCGATTACCAAGAAGAACTACACCTCGGTACTTGTCACCCATGTTCTACCTGTGCTGGGTAAGCGTAAGGTCAATAGCATCAAGCGTGTAACTGTGCGTGAAATGCTGGAGACTCTCCGTCAAGATGGCATCGGTAGTGCAACTCGCATTCAAGCCAAGTCAGCATTAGGCTCCGCACTGCAAGACCTTGTGGAGGCTGACCAACTAGATGCGAACCCAACTCACAAAATCAAAATCAAACAACTCGACAGCAATGAACTCCGTAATGTACTGGAGCCTGACGAGTTCAAAGACATCCTTAGCCACCTCCCTAGTGACTCCAGTAAGTTGTTTGCCACATTCTTGGCACTTACTGGTTGTCGTTATGGAGAGGCTACGGAGGTAAGAGTAAAAGACCTCAATGAGAAATCAAACGAGGTCTATGTCCAGCGTAGGGTCTCTGACCTCGGGGCTAAAGCCAACAATGGGGATAGGTTCAGGGTTATTCCAGCAACTAAATCTGGGCATCGCAGGCTAGTAGTAGTCAGTGCGGAGTTCATGAAAGAGTTGCTGACTCATGCACAAGTTCATGGTCTGGAGCGTAAGGACTTACTTTTTAGTAAAAGCCTTATAGCAAGCACTGTGGATGTGGAGAAGACCTCCGCAAACACTAGCAACCATCTCCCTAGGGACACATGGAGGCGTATGTGGAGGTCAGCAATAGACAAGTCCTCCATAAACTGGTTCCCAAGAACTCACGACTTACGACATGCCAATGCAACTTTGCTCCTCAAAGGAGGCATAGATGTGCATGAAGTCAAAGAACGCCTTGGGCATCAAAGCATAAGCACTACTGAACGCTATTTGCATCGTCTACGACACCAGACCTCAAAGGCATCAGAAGTAGCCAATGAGTTCCTATAAGAAAAGAGCCCCATGACCTGTTGGTCATGGGGCTTTTTTTATACCCAAAAGTTACTGGTTGTCCTTTATGAGTTTGATTTCACAAGCATCGGTGGTGCAGTAAGCCTCACCAATAGCCTCCACACCAAGACCTCCATAGACTCCAGCAAAGTCAATCGGAAAGAGTTTCATAGCATAAGCCTCGTACTCGTCTTCCGTAATCTGCGTGTAAGGCATCTGCGGATAAGTCATGTTACCCATAGGCAAGAACGAAACAGTCTTCATTTGACCATCGTACATGTGGAGCACAGTACCGATTTGGTCTGACTCTGTCTCCACATCGAAAGTAACAGTCACGCTTACGGAGTTATCGCTCCAGTAGCGTTGTGCTGTGGAGGCTAAAGCCATCTTTTCAAAGACTGAGACCTCCTTCTCGGAGCGTTTAGCATCAGTTTTGATAGGAAAGAATACCACTGAGGTAGTGGCTGGACTCTCGGATGCAGGCTCCACAGTGTAGTTAGCCATCTTGAACAACGGGAGCATAGGGTCGTTGTTAGCAAAGCGTATTGCACGATTGAAGAACTTACCTCCAGAAGTCCAATGAACTCCTGGACTTTCACCAGCCAAGATAGAGACAGTTCCAGAAGGCTTCACAGTAGTCATCTTGATGCTCTCACGAATACCAAGCCATTCACTGTAAGTCTGGTCGTAGCCCTTGACAGTTGCATAGCCCTCGTCCATCCACTGACGAAGCACATGATGCCCCTTGTTGTCAGCAAAGTTTGCCACGCCACTTATGGAGGTTCCAATACGCCTGTTGCGTTGCATGATGGCGTTGGTCTCTTCCCAGTGTGTAGGAAGCAAAGTCACAGTCTTGGCGTAAAGATAAGCAAACTTCAAAGTTCTCTTGAAGTCTTCTAAAGAGTCATGTCTGTTCAAGTAAGTCTCGACAAGAGTACACATTTCGAAAGACTCCAAAGACTGTTCAGCACAAGGGTTATAGCCCATGACTCGCCAGTCCTTGTTGTTTGGAGCATCCACAAGCCTTCCATAAGCCTTAGATGTGTCCATCCAGATAACTCCAGGTTCTCCATTACGCACAATACCCTCCACTATGGAGTCAAAGTTTGTTCCTACGGAGACTTCTACGGAGTTGTTACTCATCCAAGCCCATCCTGGGGCTTCAGGGTCATAAGAGTTACGCTCTGGGAAGCGTTCAGCGTTCTTCAAGTTCAAGAAGTCCTCATCGTCAATGCGACCAATGAGCAGTTCAGCAGAACGCCTCACATTTCCAGAGACTACACAGACACCAATCATGTTTCCAATGTCAGCAATGTCTTTGCGAGAAAGCCTTTCACCTTTGCGTCCAGCAAACATCTTTGCGATTTGCTCGTGGAGTTTCAAAAGAGGCTCGTGTCCCGCAGCCGTTCCACCAAAGGTAGCAATAGGTGCTCCATAAGGACGGATTTCATCGTAGTTGAAACTCCATAGAGGCTGGTCTGGCTTCAAGAAAGAGTTGATGAGAGCCGTAGTGCTCTCTGCCCAACCTTCACGAGTGTCAGGGATGAGGTACTCCTGTGGAGATGATGGAGCATAGATTTCAAAGCCCTTGTCAGCACCCTTGTCATCAAAGCCCACACCTACGCCCAGCATAGAAGCCTCCATAAGGAAAGCAAAAGGCTTGGCTGGGTTGTTCTTAGTCATTTCCAGAGTGGATACGAAAGCACAGTTTTGCAAAGCCGCTGAGTTTCGTTGCTTGTTTACGATTTCCGTGCCCATGACCCAAAGCCCACGACCTGGAGGTGTCCACTTCAAGTTGAATAAGCGGTCGTAAGCCTCCTTAGCACTGGCAGCCGCCTTAGCATCGCTCCATGGAAGCCTAGAAGACTTAGCCCAGTCCTTCTGGAGGGAATACATCCCGTTGATTACACGCTCACAGACTTCAGCCCAAGTTTCCTTAGAGCCATCTGGCTTTTTGCGAGAGTAAGTGCGAAGAAAGGTGATTTCACCTACGGAGTTGCCAGCAACATCCTTATAGCCAAAAGGTGGCTTCTTGTCCTTATAGGTTGTTACAAAGTCTTCTGCGAGACGGAATGAGAACATAGTCATAGACCACCATTTCTTGTTTTAGATAAATACTCCACGATTGTGGGAGTTCTATTGTCGGTGGTAGAAGCCTACAACCCTTCTGCTAACTTCACAAATCTAGGAAGATTTTTCAGGGATAAACATACCAGTACCAGAGTTATGGAGATACTCCGCAAGTTTAGTAATCCTAACTGGGTCATCATGAAGCCAACCTAAAGCCGTATTACAACCAGCACAAAGCAACCCTCGTATCTCATTAGTTTCATGGTTGTGGTCAATGTGTAGCGTATGTTCAGCACCAGTAGCATCATCTCCACAAGAAGCACACTTAGAGCCTTGTTTCTCCACAAGAGAAAGATAGTCTTCTTTGCTTATTCCATAAAGATACTTTTTTAGAGAATACGACTGTTGAAGTGCTTTTTCACTGGTCTCATTTTCGATGTAAATGACATCATTTTTGTCTGGACCTAGTTTCATGTATTGTTCCTAAGTACTATCGGCTAGTAAGAAAGCCTAGTTTTCCAGTGAGTTACGGATAATCTTTGTGGTTTCTTCTTCATTTAGAGGCTGGTTCATCTCTCGTAAAGCCTGTGCTCTATCACCAAAGATTGCACTCAAAACACCACCACTAGATTGCCTCTCCGCAGTGATGCGAATGAACTCTTTGTTTTCATCAAGTTCCTTCATAGACTTTACAAGTTTGAATAGGCGGTCTACTTCTTGAGACACATTTGGGTCTGCATAGCCACCATTCATTTCCTCTGCAAACCGCATGAATGCTACTCTCTGACCCTGCATCTCGATGATTGTAGTGAGCAAAGACTTGAGTTGGTCTTTAGTCTTTACCTCCACAGGCAAGTTGAAAGCACAGGTATTATCGGGCTTGAAAGCAGGGCAGTTCGCTGCGACAAAGCAGGTGTTGCAGTTGCGTAAAGAGGCACTTTGAGAATGCACAACAGGCACATCTTTGAGCACATCATGACCATTTTCAGTCTCCACAATGGTCTTCATTTGGTAGCCAAAAACAGGCAATGGAGAGATGTCTTTAGGGTCTCTTTGGACAAGTTCTGTATGTTCTTGTTTGAGAGTCTCAGAACCACTGTTATTAGAAGCACCTACCCCTGTTTGCATCAAACCTGTGTATAGGGGGTCGTCATTACTATCGGCTAACTGGGACATGTGATTGCCTTTCTTCATGCTGGCTTCGAGTTGTAAGTAAGACCAGACTGCCACTTTGGTTGCTTCTAAAGTGTCGTCATCCACAAACTTCTGAAAGTCAAAGCCTTCTTTTTCTAACAAAGCCTTGTAGCGTGGACGAGCCTGTGCCTTCATGTTTTTTGGATAACGAACAAGTTTCTGACCATCCCAAATGATGGTCTCACCACGCCTCATAGGGCTTATCCAAGACAGTGTGGAGGTTGTGGAGAAAGGTATTTGACGAAGGTTGTCTGGCTTTGCCGTTGCAAGAGCATGGAAGTCTACATTGAGACGGCTCTTCAAGCCTCGAACAATGCCTGATAGCGAGGTCATAGACTCAATAGTCTCGTAAGGGATTGCAATGTTTGGGAACTCCGTAGCCCAGTTTTGAAGTTTAGGGGTTCCGTATTTTTCTCTCCATACAACCCATCGCTTAGGGTCCGCCCCTTGGGTGTAGCGTTGTTGTTCTACCCATTCAAGCCCTAAGACTTGACTGTCAAACTCAACCCAGCCTGAAATACGCTCATAGTTGTAGGAGATAAACTCTTCATAATCCGCTGCGTATTCAAGCAGTTCTTCTTTAGACAAGTTGGCTTCGTCCGCAGAAGAGGCTCCAGAGTCTATCCATACCTTCATGTTTGGATAGAAATGTTCGCCTACTAGATAAGCCTTAGTCTTAGGAAGTCCCCGCTTACGGAGCCCCCAGTAGTTGAGCATTACATGCTGAACTCCACACTTCTCCAGAAGAATTCTATTGGAGGGAATCTCCACACCATTGAAAATAATCATTCAAAACTCACATCGGTGCTGCGAGTAAGACGCAAGTCTTTGACCCTAGCCTCGTTCTGTCGGTCAATAGCCTCTTGGATAGAGTCCCAAGAACGAACCTTTTTAGGTGCATCTGGACGGAACTCAGGGCGGATGTAAGAAGGTACTCCAAACATTATGGAGGTAATACCTAAGTCAAAAGCGTAAGCCCACAACTTAGGATTACTGGTAATAAACAAGTCAATAGCACCTCTGCTTCGAGCAAAGTTGATTTGTCGCTCCGCAAGGTCTTCGCCCTCCAAAGCAACAGAGGAGTCTATGATGTTGTCCACATCTACAACCTTATTGACATTTAACCAGCGAAGGGTGTCTTCTTCGGTGCTGGTTGACATGATAGTCATTCGGTTATAGGCAGTAAGCATGGAGTATGTAAGCACTCCTGTGGAGATAATGCCATCGTCTTTGTTTCTTAGTACGCCATCTAGTTCTACGAGTATTTGCATTTAGACTAGTTTTTCTTTTTTTCGTATCTAGCGGCTTCGGGTAGGCTGTCCACATCTTGTGTAGCAGTGATAGGAGTTGAAGCGTCATTAGTAAACCTCTTTGCTTCGCCTTTTTCATAAACCCCAGGAGCAACAAGTACTCGTACTCGATGGCTTCCAATGGAGGTAGTGTCATGGAATACCCTTACTCCAGCCGCTGCGGCATGCTCCAGAATTGTTTGTGGGTCGTTCTTGTCGATTAAGTCTGAAAGCCTATTGACTTCTGCTTGGTGGTTACCTGCATGAACTCTAAGGAAGTGGTTACCTAAATCAGAGTAGGTTGGAATGTTATTCTTGTAGGTAATTTCATTTTGGGCTAACTTTGCGTAATGACCTGTTGAAGCCTTGGTTGCCACATAATCCGAATCAATTAGGTGCTGTTTTAATTTTTGGTTTAGACGTGAGTTAGGGGTTCTATCAGACCACTGGTATACCTCATCTCCTACTTTGCTTTGGTCTATAGTCACTGGGACTACTCCACCCATTTCTAGGGGCTCGTTCAATTTCTCTTGTCGGTCTTTCACAGGTAACCCTGATGCTCTGTCTTTGGCTTGTGCCATTAGCATCCTGAACTGCTCACGCATGGCTGCACCAGTACTTCTAAAGCGTTGTAGGCTAGTGTCTTGGGCTGCACGAATAAACCCGTTAGTTTTTGTTGGGAGACCTGATGGAGATACAGGCACGTCTATTGGCTTACTAAGGTCAAGTTTTTTCTTAGCCATTATTGCTCATTTCTTTGTAGGGCGGCTCTTCTGATAAGCGTAGCCGAATCTGGAAATTCCACTCCATAAGTGGAACTATTTTTTTCTTGTAGCATGCCCTTCATGTTTTCCCTAATTGTTCGCAAGGCTTGGATTGCTCCAGTGCTTTTGCCTGCTTGCCAACGATAGTTATGGAAGTCGTTATAGCCTTCTCCATTAGCACTAAAGGCTAGTGCTCTGTTGTCATGGATTTCATTGAATAGGGCATTGCCCTGTGCTCCTGCTGACCAAAGGCGGGTCTCAGCATTGCGTCTAGCGGCTGGATTGGTAGCCACAGTTAAGTCATTCTTGGCGGTAGTAAACCTAGTCACGACTTGGTTAGTCATCATGGCATCTCCATGAGCCACACTCTGCCATTCTGGCTTAGAGGGGGCTTTAGAGTTTTCGCTAGGAGTTACAGTCCACTCATCGTATTTGAGGTCGTACGCAGCGTACGGCTTTATGGAGCGGATGTCCGTAGCGGTTGGGTTTACATAAAAAGTAAGTTCGTAGCCATTCCAGTTTTCGGTATCTGGCTGTAATTCAGATTTAAACTCTTCGTTTAGTTGGGCGGCAATCTCTTTGTCACTAAGACCAGTGAAGGCAGGATTAGCCTTGCGGAACTGTACAAAGTTCACGCCTACTAGGCAGTCTAGGTCAGCAGGCTGACGAGAGGCTGACCATTGATAAGAAACCCCTGACCCTGCAAGCCAAGGGTGCGTCCATAATTCGGCATGATGATACTTTTGACTCAAAAAGTCATTAAGTAAAGACATTACGCCTTGACGCACCCAGGACTGCAAGTGACGCCCTTGGAAGAGCGTCGGGTCAAGGGTTGCTGACGGTGTGCTGAAGTACGATGTCTCATACGCACCTAAACCAGTCATACGACTAGTTTACTCGGCTATGGAGGTACTTTCAGGGTCAATGCCACGCTCTTTTAGGGCGTCCTTAACCTTGTCTGAGACAGTTGGTTGCTGTGGAGGCTGAAGAGCCAACACAATACGGCTGACTAGAGCCTGTGCCTTTAGTTCTTCAATGATGGTCTGTGAGACGTTTAGCACATCTCCAGCATCAGCCACACGAGCAGCCTCCACAGGCTCCGTTAGGTCTTCAAGTTTGACAGCAAATGTGCCATCAGTGTGTAGTAGTACCAAGAATGCTACTTCTACTTGCTTGTCGTTTGCCATTTATTTCTCCTTGTTTACTAGACGACGCTTGATTGCATCGAATACCTTTGGTCGTTTTTTGGACGCTTTACCGTTTTGACGGTTAGTGTTACGAGCACCTTTTGCCATGCTATTCCTTACTTGTCGTATAAGCCAAGGATTTGGCGTTTACGACTTGTTACTACTGAGTGTACAGGACAGAAGTTACAAATGTAAACCTTTGGTCCTGGGGCATCTGCTGGACTAGGGAGACCTAACTCCTTACGCTCCGCAGCGGTCTTAGGGAGAATACGCTTCTGTGGAGTCTGGTAATCTCCACAGCCATCTTTAGGGCTTAGGCGAGACTTCCAGCAGTTCATAGCGTCTTCAGCAAAGGTCATCTTGCTGTCGTAGAATGACTTGTCTGGGTCAAGGGCGTCCAAACCTATGGAGCCACCCTGTCCGAGTTGCTGTAGAACAGCCTTACGCTTTTCTGGACTAGCCCAGTAAGACACTGGGACTTTAAACAGTTTGCCTACATGAGGCTCACCCGATGGGAACTTATGCTTTTCAATGGAGACCTCCAGAAGGAAGTCTTCCTCTACTTTGCCATCCCAATCTGGTAGTTCTTCCCAGGTGTTGCAGACTAGGCAACGTAGTAGGCGAATAAGCGGACCCTTGTGCTCCATTTGTCTTGAGCCAAGTAATGGAATGTCTGACATGTAATGCTCCTTGTTAGTTGTACTTTGGTTTGTTCCCTTTTTTGTAGTTACTTATTTCGCTTGTTTTAAGATTCTTTTTTACTTTTCCGTCTGGACCTTTGGGTAAAGCAGGGTTGAAATTAAATGACAACGGGTCAGTACTACCGCCATAAGCCATTTTATAGCGAATGACTTTCAGTTTATCGTACAAATCACTTCTTTTAGTTGATTTGCTTCTGTCTGGAGGGGTAGCCATTAGATTCTCGCTAGTCCCTGACCGCTCTTAAAGTGGTCATTTAGTCCTAGGGCACGACGAACAATGCCTTGGTGGTTTGAAGTAGTAACACTGTGCTTTTGGTCTGGGACTACCCAACCGTTATCCCCATGCCATGCAATAGGTGTTCCATAAGAATGAACTACATAGTTAGGGTTGTCTGCTGACAATCTATCTGCGTTTTCTTTGTTCAAACGACCAGTGTTTGATGGGGTGTAGTTAACAGGGCTACCTGAGAAGTTGTTTCCTTGAAAGGCTTCTCTAGCAACAATTGCTTCTGCAGCACCGTTTCTGTTAGATACTCTCTTTGGTTTAGCCATGGTTATCTCCTACCAAATGGCACTGCCATGTTTGGGTTTAAGTTTGGGTCTTTAGGCTTCTTAGGACCTTTAGGTTTTTTAGCAGGTTGTCCACCAAGAGGTCCATCTGGGTTGTTAGGGTCACGAGGAGGTTGCTGTGGAGCAGATGCTTTCTTTGATGCTCTGCGGTGCTGGCGAAGAGTGGTGCCAGGACCTTTTGGACCTTTCCAGTTTGGGTCAGCATAGTTTGCTAGGTTTTGTTTTGAACTGGTTCTGTCAGGCTGCTTTGAGGCAGCCATGTCTGCCAGTTTCTTAATGCCTGAAGGCAGGTGACTGCCGTAAGGGGCTCTGTCTGGGGGTCTATTTGCTGGCATGATTATCTACCGTTCAATCTCTTTAGTGCGTCTTGAATGTGAGCAGTCGTAACTGGTCCGCCAAATCTATTAGCGTTGTCTATGGCGTTGTCTTTTGCTTCGCCAACCTGACGGTTATTGTAGCCATGAAACTCGCTGCTTGGAGCCTTTAGGTGTTCTTCTGACTTTCCGTCGTTGTGTGAACGAGGCTTCTCTGGAGTTGACATTGGGGTTGGAGTGTGCGATGGTGTTCCAGGTATTGAAGGAGTAGGTCTGCTACCCATTGCCTGTCCTGGACGAGGAACTCCTGGGATGTTGATGTGAGGGTTCATCTCGACTACTGGACCAGCACCAGCACCTGCTTTATTGCGTCTTCTAAATAGTGGCATTATTTACCTGGATTCTGCTTTTCTTGGTACTCGGTAGTAGCAAAACCATACCCATAGAATGGGTGTAGGCTCTGGCGGTTATCCAGAATCTGCTCGTTACCTTGTAGGTCTAGTACTTGGGTGTCAGGACGAATCTTGCGGTACTTACCATCGGTAGCACCTTCGCCTAGGCTTTCGTTCATTGAACGGGATGTGTTCACTGCCATGATTGCTTCTTTCTATTAGATTTGGATGTTTGTAGGGTCTTGACCATTTTTAATTGCGTCTCTTTTGCCCTGAATTCTTAATTGGTCTGCTTCGTCCACTGTTTGAGAAGCAGAGGTCGCATCTCCGTCATGATAATGGAGAAGGTTTTGTTTAGCCGTTTGAAGGTTAGCCTGTGCGGCATAAAGTCTTCTGAAGTCGGTTGATTGACCCACCGCTCTGCCGTGTTCGTCTAGAGCCTTTAGGTAGTCCAAGGCAACCTGTATTTGCATAGCCTTTTTAGGGTTAATGTCCTTGGCACCACGACGGTTGGAGTTTACAAGCATTAGGCAAGTTTTCCTTTCACTCGTCTAGCCATTCTGTCTTCATAGCATGGAGGGCACATACCTTTGCTGTACATAAACTCCACAGGGTTCATGATGATGCCGCAGGTAGGGCAAAGCATGTTCCTCTTATTAAGGTTAGCATTTTTCTGGATTGTGTAAGCCTGAAGTGCCATCGTTTCTCCGCCACCTTCATCAAACATTGCTACTCGCTTCCGCTTCGTGCTTGGTTAGGGCTGCGTGGGATTGAATTGCCGAGTTCAGGGCTGCAGAGGCTTCTGTATGGGCAAGACTGTTTGGTAGGTGTACACCAATTAGGTTTACCGCACTAGATAAGTGCTGAATTGCTGTTGCCGCAGTCTGACGACTAGAGCCACCACGAGCCTCTTTTAACGAGGTGTTTAGAGCAGAATAAGCGTTTGCCATGTGCTCATCGAACTGGCTAGTAATTCGGTAGGACTTATCTGCAAGTCTGTACCCGTGATTTCTTATCGTATGGAGGTTAGCCGCTATGTTGTTGATGTGCTTTTGGGCTGTGTTTACTCCACCTCTAAAAGGTTTAAAAACAAGATTTGTTGCCATTACTGTTCTTTACTTTCGTTGATTGCTTTGGTATCTGCGGATTTTTTAGTTCTGGCTCTACGAGTACGTTTGTCTGCGTGGATGCCAGCGGCGTTGCTTCTGCGGATTTGACGCATGCCTTCGGCTAAGGCTGGATTAGCCCAATGAATACTGGCTCTGTTTGGCGGTCTGTTTGCTGGCATTAGGCTTGGCTTCCTAATTGGTCTTTTCTGTTGTCTTTTCCAATTAATTCTGCTGCTGCGTAGCCAAAATCATTGTCGTTAATTGTTGGGGCTCGCAGTCCGCCTTGGAAGGCAGGACTATAAAACTTTTGACCAGTTTGTTTTGCAGAAATTGCAGGGTGTGCGACATTTCGGTCAGCGGCTAAAAAGGCAACGTCAGGTCTTCCACTGACTTTAAATTTCCAGTTAGCAGGCTTGTACTCATCGGCAAATGGTTGATAGGCAACAGCCTTCATTCCTCCACGAGCATAGCCTTCAGTTAAAAAACCATCAAATGCTGAGGCGTGAGAGGCTCCGCCCATTAAAATACCATGTTCTGCGGCGTGTCTTGCTACATCTTCGTATGGAGCAGACGGGTGCTTAAATACTGAGTGTAGTTCTCCTTCTGGAGATACAGCGTATCCAGCCAATCCGTCTCTAGTCAAAAACATTTTAGAGGAGATTAAATCTTGTAATGGTTTTAGGTCTACAGAGGCACCGTGCTTTTGGGCTTTTTTAGCAGTACGAATCTTGTCTAAGAAAATAGACGCTTCTGATGGTGCTAGTTCTTCAAAATGGGGTTGCATTAGACTCCTTCTAATCCATTACGTGTGCTACCTGAGTAACTGCCAACACCACCAGAGAACCACTGAACTCTTGGTTCCATGTAAACTCTGTCAGCACTGACTACATCGTCAATTCCTGGCTGCTCCATAATGTACCCAGTTTTTTGTGGAAACAATTGAATCTGAGGTAATGGAGGTCTTACCATTTCTTGGATAAGTTGACGCTTCATGCTGTTTACAACTAGAGCCTGTTGAATCAACTTCTCTTCGTTGCTTGACCATGGACCACGGTATGACCAGTTACCTGATTGCCCAGGACCAGACCATGGCTTAGTGTGGTCGTAACGACCATCAGTTTCATTGCTTCCATAACCGAAGCCCGAGGTAGCGAGATTTGCTGGCATCTTATCTCCACACTGGCTTCAAGTAATTCAAGGCGTTGGCACGTTGGGCGTTAATAACAGTTGGACCATTAGCCACAGTGTTTGCCTTACCGTCATTTACTAGGTGTGGAGCAGGTACGAGGTTGAGGTCTTGACCCATTCTCGGGGTTTTCCAGACTACAACTCCGTTGTCCAGTACTTGCTTTGCTTTCATTTGACGCTTAATGCCCATGTCTGCGTTAAAACTTGGTGACCAGTAGTACATAGATGGCTCAATACGCTCACCCTTATGGACACCACGCTGGTAAGACTTTTGCCCTAGGCGACTCTTAATGGAGTCAAGTAAGCGGTCATCACGACGGCTGCGGATGGTACCTAAGTAGCCATCAGGGTATTCTGCTTGTGGAACACGTCCAGTACCGATACGCATAGCGTCCAGTTCACCACGTGCAACAGGACCACCAAAACCACCTTGGTTGTTGTAACCACTGAAGCCGTTACCGCCAAGAGATTGCCAGTTTTGCTGGGCACTATAGTTATTTACTCCACCTGCCATGCTAGTTCAACCATTTCGCTTCTGGATGTGGAGCCCCTGGAAGACCAAACGACCTAGCGTGCTCCATAGTGGCTAGGAATTGCTGACCTACGTTAGCAGGCAATCCAATAGATGACTGTGCTGTAAGTGTTGTTGGCAAAATTAACTGGTTTGGAGTAGGCAAAAACTTTAAAGTAGACGGCAAAACAATAGTCTTGCCCTTTACATAAGAACCTGGTGGCTGTCCACCAAAGTTGTTGGTGCTATTTTGCCCACGAGTACCTGCAGCCATGGCTCCACGAGCCAAAGGAGTAAACATGCCAAAGTGGCTACGGAAAGCAGCCTCTTCTCCAGCAGGATTGAAATTACGACCAGAACCAGCGTGACCAAATACGTCATGAACGGCACGGAACATGTCGTTTTCATCATCAGTAAAGAAAGGATGTGAACCAGTGCTTTTAGTGGCGAGGCTCTTGATTCTGCCTTCGGAAACATCGTTAAACATGGCACGAGCAGATGGGTATGGGTCTTCTGCGGTAATAGTATGAAATAGACCTAACCCACCTTTAGCAACTGGTTTAGTCATAAAATCGTATTGACGACCAATTTCATCACGCATGGCTCTGTAATGTGGCAGTGCCGCTGGGTCAAAGTCAGGTGCTGCTAGATAGTCTCTAGCGATACCCTGTGCTTGTGGCAAATCCACTGCTATGTTATTGAAAGACGCTGGGCGTGGAGCAAGACCCATTTGTTGAGTGTAGTCAGCGGCTCCTCTGGCTATTGCTGGAACAGCAGCCTGAATTCCTACGTTAAACTCTGCGGCACCTCTAGGCATTAGTAACCGCCTTCTTGCTTTACAGGTTCTTCATTTTGACTCAAGAAAGTACCGCTAGTTGCAGTCTGGTAAGACAAAACTCCTGGGTGTTCGTCGCTGTGGGTCTGCTTGTTAAAATCACTCACGGCAATGTTAAACGCACCAGATTTCTGGTTTACTTTACCTTTTGACTGAATTTGTCCTGATTCTACGGGGGACTCAATACCTACGATTTTAAACTGAGGTTGAGACATTACTCGGTGCTTTTGTAGCACTCCTTGAGCACGTGGACTAAGTGCCATAAACTGCTCCGTAGTCTACGTCGCTTCTGCCTCCAGTAGCGGCGTCATACGAACGTGGTGGAGTATTAGGACCACGCTCAATAACCCCCCGAGCATGCGACTTTAATCCTACGGAGTTTGCATTGGCTCCAGGGGTAGAGGAAGCGGCATTAGCGTTCCAATGGACACCTGGGTCCGATGGAAGGCTAAATGCTTGCTGACTCTGCAAAATTGATGCGGACATCAATTAATCCTTACTGGTTTGCGTATTCCATACCAGACTGGAAGTTTGGGTTCTGGCGACCTGGAACAGATGGAACAATCTTGGCACTCTGCATGGTTGGACCAGCAGCAGGGTCAATTGTTGGGGTAAACGGAACAGTAATACGGTACTGAGCACCGTGACGCTCGTCGTAAGGTACGTTCTGCTTGTTCTGCTTGGTTCCCATACCAGTTGGGTCTCCCGCCTGCAGGTTCTTCTTAGGAATTAGGGCTCCTTGAAGTGCTGGGGCTGGGGTAGCCTGATAGATTGCATCGCCTACTGGAATACGGCTTGAACCGACTTCCTGTGCCGCTGCATAGGCTTCGTGATGGGTTGGGTGATTGCGTTCACGCATGTTGGCTCCTGCCGATTCGTGGTGATTTGAAGGCAGACCTGCACGTTTACGCATGCCATGCCCCATTGATGTCCATTTAGCCATGGATAACTCCTTTGCTTACTACTAGAGTAAGGCTTTTTTAACTTGCTGAAATGGCAAACACGATTGCACTTATCTCGCCATCACGGCTATCGATAGTAGTGAAACCTGGTTTGCATGTAAGGTCTAAACCTCTTGGGGCAACATAACCACGAGCAATGGCAATAGCCTTTACTGCTTGGTTAACTGCTCCAGCACCAACTGCACGAAGTTTTACTTGACGGCTTTCATAAATAGCGTGTGCTATTGCCGAGGCTACGGATTGTGGATTTGAACTATTGCTTACACGGAGGTAATCTTCTACCGTTGAGGGTAGGGTTTCAGGGGTGAGTTCTTCGCTCATTTGTGGTCCTTAGAATACGGGTTATACGCCTACCTCCATCTAAGGATAAAGGAAATCTAGTTGATTTGGTCCCTATACTTAGGGTCTTTTATTTGTTCGGCTACTGCGTTTTCGATGACCCCTTCAGAAATTTTTCCAGCAAGCCTTGCCAGAGCGTAGGAATCTGCGGCGTTATCGTCGTTGAACTCGACACCCCACCGCTTGTAGATTTGGAGCAGCATCTCCTGCTTTTTGGCGTTTCCCTTGCCTGCAGCGTACTTTTTGAGGGTCATTGGGGGTATTTGTAGGGGTGTCTGGAGGTGAGGTTGCTTCGTGTACTCGTCAAAGTAGTCCCAAAGAGTCAGTTTTACAGTGGCTGATAGTTCTCCAAGAACTAGGGCTGACTGGCTGGCTAGGACTGTCCCCTCCATAGCCACGTCCACAATGTAATAGTCTCTAAAGGACTCTATTTTCTCCATAAGCCAGCGAGAGATGTCCTTTAGTCTTTGGACTCCATTGTATGGAGACTTGTAGACATAGGTAACAAACTGGTCTGGGGCATCTGTATCAAGAAAGGTGACTGCAAACCCTGTTAAGGATTGGTCAATGCCTATGGAGATTGAGGTTGGGTTATCGATGCCTGACCCAAACCGTTTCTCGGTCATTTCTTTTCTTGTTTTTCAGCCCAAGTAATTAAGGCTAGTGCAGCCTTAACAACAACGTAGCCAATGGCAAAGCCACCTAGTATCCAAAGTACTTGCTCCATAGTTATTTTCCTTCACACATTTGTATTGCCAACGCTTCTGTGGCGTACTTGTCCCAGCAGGTTGCTGGCTTTTTATCGTGGCACTCGTATTGAGAATGTGTGCCACTTAAATCTTGGTACTCAATAGTTCCGCAGTCGTGTTGCGAATTAAAAATTATGATTACACAGGCTATAAAGAACAATGCTAATGAAATAAAAAGCATTTTGGCATCTTTACTCATCTTCATCTTCTACCCATGCAAAGTACTTGTAGGACTCACAAGTATTACAGTAGTTGTAGTCATCTTGGACTGCGTCTTGACCGCATCCTGTACAAATAAACTTTTCAGCCATTGATTTCTCCTTTGATAAGAGCGATAAGTTTGCCAAGTTCGATTTCAACATAGCCTGTAACTTCCGCTTGTGTTTCTAGCAGTTTAATGATACGTTCACGCTCGGCAATAACGCCTGTGTCAAAAGCGATGTCGGCAATTGATGCTGGTTTGTTGGCATTCATTGGATTGTATTTAAGGTACAGGTCTTTCCACCTAGCCACGCTTGTCCCACTCATCGTCCAGCACTAGCATGGCGATGATGGCGTAGTTTGCTAGGTCAAGGAAAGAATCCTTGAGGCTCTCGTACTCTGGCTTTTGTTTTGAGTCAATCAAATGATTGATACGAGCCATCTTGTCGTGCATACGAACACGCAGACCGTTTAACGGTCCACCTGGGCTTAGGCTAATGTTGGTTGGTCCGTAGTCTTTGTGCTTGCTAAGAAGTACGTGCTTTGCATGTTGAAACTTCTGCTGGACTGCGTCGTTGAACTCCTTGTTGGGGTCGGCGTCACGAAATAAGTCTTGCAAATGCTTAGGCATCTTTTCGAAGTCACCATTAGGTAGTCCTTCACGTGCAATCTCCGCTGGGTCTAACCCCTGAGAGACTAGTTCTGTATAAATTTCTTTCATTTTACCCATTAGATGTTTCTCCTGTTTTCGTTTGAGCGTCTAGTTATTTCACGGCTGACCAACGCTAAGTCACGCTCGTGGTTGTTCAATAGCATTTCTACTAACTTACGATAAGCATACTTCTCTTCGTACTCGTTAGACAAGTCCACTACATCTTGATGGACAGCAATCTCTGCTTTGACTGTAGTTACTCGTTCACCTTTGGTGTGTGCACCCATCCGTTTAACTAGCAGGGTGTTCTCTAAGAACTCTAGTTTCTTTTGTGAGGCACGTTCTTCTAACTGTGCGACTGCAAGTTGTGAGGCAATGTAGTCTGTCCAAGCGGTGAGTCTAGTAAACAAATTGCCAAGTTCTTCCGAACTGACATCTGTGATGTCTGAGGGCAGAGTTACTTGTTCGGTATCTGGTTTATTAAAGTGTAAGTTCCACTCACCAAATCTTTCTAATGCAGACATTAATCCTCCGTGTATGGGTCACATTGCTTACAAGTGCCAGCCCAGTTGTTTGAACATACTGGAGCCTTCTTGTTCTTGACAGCCTCCACAACCATTGCGGCTCCATCAAAGACGTGCTGTACCAACTCGTAGTCACGCTTTACTGTGAACTCTTTGTAGTCTTGGTCAGCCTTAAGTTCGTATAGGAAAACAATCTCGTTGATTGGCTCTCCATTAGCCCCCACATAACCCATGCGGCTCATGAGTTCTAGGTATACCTGACCCTGCAGGATGTGGCTGGCAAATGGACGACGAACATTCTTCCATGCTTTCATGAAGTCTCCACCAGCATCCATAAACAACCCTGGCTGTTCGTTACGGATAGTTCCTGGACCGATTGATTTTATTTCAATAAGCGTGTCTCCACGGTCATCCTTAACCCAACCATCTGTATGCCCAGCAATACGGAGTTCGTCATCCTTAAGAGTTACTTCACGGTATTCAAAAGTGTTCTTGCCGCACTGTGGGCAATCCATAACGCCTAGGTCAAAGATGCTGAAGTCACATGAGGTACAGGTAAAACGACCATACAACACGCCCATCTCTTGGAACCATGTTTGCCACTTGTGGTGGATAGCGTGACCTTCGTCAAAGATAGACTGCAAACGTAGGTTAGGCTTTTCGGCAATCTTAGTGTGTCCATTCAACAGGAAGTACGATGCACGCTTGCACCAATCCTTCTTGATAATTTCTGATGGGTGCAACACAGTGGTGCTACGGTCTCCTACTGGACGCTTTTGTAGGTGACGCTCGATGTCGCCAATCAAACGTGATGGCTTTGCTTTGGCATCAAGAAACTTCTTTAGGTCGGTCTTTGGTGTTGGCATTAGTATTCCTTTTTATCTAATTGGTCTATGTATTCTTCTAAGGTCATTTGGTTCTTGTACTTGCGTTGCCATTTACGGACTAGGGCGTTGCGTTCTCGGTGAGATAGCCCTCCCCAGATTCCGTGTTGCTCATCTGAGTCTATAGCAAACCACAGACATTCTTTGCGAACTGGACATGGATTGTTTCCGTTGGGTCCTAAGCAAAATGCTTTAGCCTCTGCGGCTACAAGTTTGTACTGTTCTTTATCTCGTGGAGGAAAAAAGATTTCAGGGTCTGCTGTCTTACATCTTGCTTGATGTATCCAGTTTTCATTCATTTACTTTGTTCCATAACTCCAGGAAGTCAGTCTCCATAAGGATGACGTAGTCTTCTCCATCAAGATGGATGCCAAACACTGGCAACCTACCATCCATTATGGCTTCAGTAACTATCTTTTTCAACTCTGCTGACTGAATAGTCTTTGACTTTTTGCCTGTCCACTTATGTTCAATCAGCAAGTCTGCGTTACGGACGTCACCTTTACGAGACCAGAACGCCCCAGAAGCAGCCGTGGTTTGCCCTCCAATGGCTTTAGCGAGACGTTTCTCGTGCTTCTGGGACTGCTTCTGACCTTCACTCTTCAACGGCTACTTGACCCTTCTGGGAAGCATCGATGATACGAGGGATAAGGAAAAATAGTTGTTCACGTGTATAACAAGTAGAACAACCACAGAACGGTTCCCCTGACAAGGTTACAAAGTCATCAGGCTCTTCACCATCAACCATGGACTCACAGTTCCACATGTACTCTTCATACTCGGTTTCAAGTTTCTTAGCCCAAGCATCATCGTTTATTACTACTCGCTTATTACTCATCAGTTCCTCCTACAAAACTGTCTGGTGTTGATAAGACCTTTTCCCTCAACTCTTCAAAGAAGTCTACTTCTTCACGCAGGCTATTGACAAGAGCCTCTTGACCCTGCCACTTGCGTTCTCCATAGTAAACCCAACCGCCTCTGCGGTCAACAATGCCTTTAACAATTACCATTGCAGCAACTTCTTTAGCGGTGTCGTAGTCTCCAGCCTTGTAGATGCTGTGGTCTGAAAAATAAAAGTCCACATACGCTGTACGACTTGGAGGAGCAGTCTTGTTCTTCAAAGTTCTAATCTTGATACGTTGACCTACACGAGTCTTGTTGACTCCAGTTCCCGATTCAATGTATTCATCACGGCGAACTTCTGAACGTGTGAAGTATGCGTAATCCTTGCCTTGACCTCCTGGAGTTGTACGAGGGTCTCCGTGCATCACACCAATTTTCATACGGTATTGGTTGATGATGATGCCTAGAACAGGGCGTTCGTCTTCAGTTAGACTACGCTTCATAGCGGCTCCAGCCTTACGGAAGAACTTGTTAGTGATTAGGGCTCCACGACCAACAGTCATTTCATCCATCGTTTTTTCGCTTTCAGGACTGGGGACAAGAGCAGGTAAACTGTCGATAACAATAGCATCAACAGACTTAGACTCAGCAAAAGCAATGACCGCATCATACGCTTCTTCCATGATGTTGGTTTCAATGACGATGACACGGCTGGTATCTACTCCACACATCTCTGCGTACTCTGGGACCCACTGCTCTGCAGCAACCCAGACTGTGGTGAAGTTTGGGTCATGGGCTTGATTGGCTGCAATAGTTTTGAGGGCAATTGCGGTTTTACCATGCGAAGGTTCACCAACAAGTTCATTCCACTGGTTACTTGGGAACCCTCCCCCAAGGATGTAGTCAAACGTAGTACTTCCTGTAGTGATTCGTTTGATAAGTTCTCCACGGATGTCTCCTCCAATCACTACGGTATCTGTACCAAAGCGTTTGTTTAGTTGTGCCATTACTTTTAAAGCGTCTGCGTTAATCATTAGATTCTTCCGATAATTTGTTGTGGGTTGTACCCGCCTGAAGTGCTATTACCTTGTGCTGGTTTCGCCGAGCCTTCAACATGTGCACCAGCGAGACCACCGAAACGTGACCCCGACTGTTCGGTGGGGTACCCACAGTCAAAGCAGCGTGCTTTCGCATTTTCAATAGCCATAAAGTTGATTGACCCGCAGTCAGGACACGTAGCAGTCTGCTTAGAAGACTGGGCTTTGTTGTTCTGCCCTGGTAATGGGGGTAGCCCTTGGTCTGGAAACCTGGGCATCGCACTCATAGGCAGTTGACTAGGTGGCATCTGTGGTGTTGGGTCAGGTCTAGTTGTTTGTTGTTGTGGGTTGTTTAATTTTTTAGCCCACCAATCAGCATTGTTCATCTTCTACCTCTTTGTTTTGGAATTTCTAATAAACCCATGTCAATTAATTGTGAAATGGAACCGAGCATTGCTGACATGGCTACTTGCTCGACCATGCGACGACTGAACATCCAAACTTCTTCAGGTATTCCTTGTAAATCTGCTACATTCTTTTTCTGAAACTCTATGGAACCTTCAGCCAAGGAATGTGCATAGGTGTAAGCCAAAGGAACTAAATGAGCAATGCGGTCTACACGGATGTCGCTTTCCTCTTCTTCTCTTTCGGCTACTTCATCGCTGATAACAGACAGCCCAAGCAGTTCTGCTAGTTCGTGTGGGTTTTGTATTTGGGAATCAAGTATAAAGCCACGGAGTCTGGACGCCATGTCTATCATGGATAGGTTAGTCTTTTTCTTTTTGAAAAGACTCACTTGGCTTCTCCCCATTTGTTTACTACCTTTGGCTCTGTGATTAATGGAACGTTTAATACGTTCAATCTTATACCCTCCATAGAGATTTTGATTGCCTCCGCAGCCTCCTCAGCGAGTTCATCGGGTGCAATGGTTACTAACTCGTCATGGACAGTAAGCACAACATTTATGCGAGGTTCATTAACAAAACAAGAATGGGCACGAACAAGTGCTAACTTCATGATGTCAGCGGCTGAACCTTGGATGACTGTGTTAAACGCTTGGCGTTCAGCACGAGACAATAGTCCTTGGTCTTTACTTAGTAGGTCGGGGATGTAGCGACGGCGACCAAAGATAGTTTCTACAAATGGAATTGGTCCAGACTGTTTAGCAAACCGAACTACCTTGGCTTTGTACTTTGGAATGCTGGAGAACTTTGCCTCAAAGTCACGGAGCAACTTCTTAGCCTCAGTAACAGTACAACCAATGGAACTAGCAATCTTGTCTGGTCCTACTCCATAAGAGATAGCAAGTACAAGAACCTTACCAGCCTTGCGGTCTACGCCCATGGTGTCACCAATGGTGGTATAGATGTCGCCACCAGTTAAGTAGTTGTTTATGAGGATTGGGTCTTGGCTAAATGAAGCGATGATGCGTGGCTCAATTTGTGAGTAGTCAGCAACAATAAGTTTGTGTCCTGGGGGAGCAACGAATAGGTCACGAACTAGTTTTCCGTAGTCTCCAGAAGAGGGTATGTTCTGGAGGTTAGGTTCACTGGAGGAGAATCTACCTGTCTCAGCCCCGTGAGACTTGAAGTTGGTGTGGACACGACCATTAATAAGTAGTGACTTCCGCATGGTACTAGTCTCTTTACCATTGGTTACACGCTTAACCATGCCACCTGTGTAAGGAGTTACATAGGTAGTCATAAGTTTGTTTAGGTCTTGATACTCCAGCAGTGCGTCTACTAGGTCATCTTTTCCTCGGTAATACTCTAGAGCCTCTGCTGATACTGAGAAGTGAGTTTCATTTAGGGCTTCGGATAGGTCTGCGTTTCGAGGCAATGACCTGACAAGTTCCTTGCCTTTGTCTGTAAGAACATTTGAGTACTTTAGATTTGGGCGACATCTTGGAGCCTTTCCATTTTGAGATGCAAAGAGTAACTTTTGCTTTGTAGGAACAGAGTTGATAGGGAATGCTTTACCAGCAATCTTGTACGCCTTAGCCTCAGCAGCAACTTTGTCCTGTTCAATCTGGGTAGCCAAGGTACCTAGCATGTTTTGGTCAATGTAAGCCCCAGTAAGTTCCATGTCACAGAGTGCGGCAAGAACATCCATTTCTAACTTCCATACCTTTTGCAAGTTACCTGTGATTTTTTCGTTGAGTACTTTGTATAAGTCCCAAGTTAATTCTGCATCGATGCCAGAATAATTAGCAACATCGCTAAAAGAATGTAGGGCAACATTTTCACCAATACCTTTGTTCATGTCCACGCCTAGTTCACGCTGTACGCATGCCTTTAGGTTAAGGGCATTCTTGTTTAAATTGTTTACTATGAATGCAGCAGTCAGCGTGTCAAAGTATGGCTTACTTGGTACACGACCTTTAAAGTATTTGGCTACAGACTTTAAATCAAACTTAGCATTGTGAGCCACCTTTAACTTGTCACTAAACATCAATGGTTCGATGGCTTTAAATACTTCAGCAGGGTTGAGTTGCTTAGGAGCCTCACCAAACTTAGCCACCCATTTGCGTGTGTCTTTGGAATAGTGGGTGTCTAAAATTTCTTTGCCTGATGCTAGGCGACGCTGACCCTCAAGTAGCAAAGGCTTATCGTACCCATCAAGTTCCCCGTTAGGGTGACCCATAGGTATTACATCTGAGCGACCCTCGGTCGCAAAGGAAATCCAGCAGACATCGTTGATGACTGGGTATAGGCGGTCTTCGCCGATTGTTTCTACGTCAAATGCAAAGGCATTGACTTTGGAGTAGTACTCCACAAACTCTTGTAACTGTTCAGCAGTTGTAATGATGTTCATTGTTCCCTCAGAGATTGAAAAAGAGGGCTAAGGCGGAATTGGAAGTAAAACCTTAGCCCTCTTTAGTGAGTGAGACTAGGAGACTAGTGACCTAGCGATGGTTAGCAGTTCCGCACGAGGGGTTACGTATACTGCACTTGTGTCGTACTTAGTTGCGTTAGCAACTAGGTCTTCCACATCCTCTTGGTCGAGTTCCCACTCTTCGGCAAGGTCGGTGCCACGAACACGGTCAAGCGTGTAAGTGGTCTGAGGACCTGAACCCTGACGAGAGATTGCCCAGTAGTACTTGGTCAACGGACCACGCTTGGTATCGTCATTTGCAGCCTTTAACTGGCGTGCCAGTGTTGGAGGGGCTGTCAAAATCATGACACCTGGCTCCTCGTCCGATAGGACAAGGACATTGAAAGCAAACTTGCCACGTGGCTTGTCGCCTGCAATGGTGCAGAGAGGGCAGTCATCGCCTAGACATACAAACGACTTCTTGCCATCACGGTCAATCCAGTGCTGGAAGTAAACGGAGAACGGCTCATCCTCTAGAAAGCGAATGAGTTGGGCTTGCTCAGTAAAGCGGAAGTCACTAGCGTATTCACCAGAATCCTTCTTAGGCTTTAGTAGAGCATCGGCAGCAGCCCATCCTGCTTGGACGGTTGTGCCGTGTTTCGGAGCAACATCTTCGATGTCGTCCGTCAAGTAATCATCTGCGTCAATGATTGGCTTGTTGATAGTCATAATGACCATCTCCTTATTTGGTAGTGAGCCTTGCGGTCTCGGTTGGTTATGAGGTCGGGTGACTCTCAGGGTTTCTCCACGGATTCTTTCCAACGCTTTACTATTGCGTCAGTCAAGTCTTCGTGTTTACTCCATTCTATACGAGCGGAGCCGAGAAGTCCACGTTGGTTAAACTCTTGAATAGCAATTTCAATTAGTTCACGAGTATAAACTCGATTACCATTTACTTTATTCCCATTCAAACTTTTTGAACGTAGGCGGTAGGGAGCGTTAGGAAAAAATCCTTTCTTCTCCCAGAATCGGATAGTGACAACTTGTTTCTCTAATGCTAGTGCTAGTGCACCAACAGTAAATAACTCTGTCTCTGCTCCCTTGATGACTTTAATGATTGGGGATTTATCCCAACCATTAGATTCACCAAGAATCTTGGCACGGATTTTCTGGGACTTCTCAGTCACAGTACGTCTAGGTTGTTTAGACCCAGGAGCGAGATTCAAACCCTCAAATGCTTTAAGGATTTCTTTATCGCTGCGTAATCCAGCCATTAAATCTATTACTTCTTTTTGGTAGTTAGAGCCCAAACAATTTTTGCAGGGAACATCTCGTCGATTTCGTCTTCTGAAATCTTTCCCTCATAATGAGCAGCCATCAAAGCGTCCTCATTAATGACTCGCTTCATCTCATAGACAGTGCCTTCAAGTTGCTTCTCAGCAATGATTTCATCTGCTTTGGTCTCGTCAATCTTGCGAGTTACTCGACGCTGCTTTTCTAGGCGTACTACCTCTTCAATGGTGGATGCTAGTTCAAGGATTACGTTACCCTTGTCGTCTTCAAAACCATTCTCGTCAATCTTTTCAAACAACTTCTCACGAAGTTCTTTCTGACGGGTCTCTAGGACTTCCATTGTTGATTTAAGTTTGATGTACTCACGTACCTGTGACTCTAGGTCATCTGGACCTGAGAAACGTACGCCCTCTTCTGGTGCTGTGTTTGCCAATTTATTTCTCCTAAATTAATTTGGTTGTTAGGAAGTCTATAAGACTACCCACAGTTAAGTCAACCCCACCCTTGGAATTAATTCCAGAGCCATCAAGGATTGCTCCTGCAACATTTCCTTTTTGCTTTAGCATGTCGTACTGCCTCTGCTCAATGGAGCCTGCCACAAGTATGTCTTGCACAGTGATTACTTCCCACTCTGATGATGTGCGGTTGATTCTACCATTGCGTTGGACGGCAAGTCCAGCAGACCATGGCTGGTCATAGTTTACTAAAAGATTACCTTGAGGCAAATCCACCCCATAGCCACCAGCGTCACTAGATACCAGAACACGAACGTCTTGCTCGGTCTGAAAGGATACTTTGGCTGACTCTTTTTGTTTGGCATTCATCTCTCCTGTATAGGCTACTGCTCCATAGCCTGAATCGTTTAAAGATTTTGTAATGGCACTAACTGAATCTAAATACGAAGTAAATACTACAGCCTTGTAGGTGTTGTCTATGTCTAAATGGTCTTTAAGGTAAGCAATAAGCGTGTCTTGTTTTGGCGTTTTTGCTACGCCCTCTAACTGCTCCAGGATGGAATGAATGTAGGCACTGCCTTTGCCTGTGTGCTTCTCAAAATTAGCCGCACTGTTATGGAGTAAGAAAGGATTTGAACACAGCATTCGTAGTGCGGTTATTCGGGACATGACTTCACCACGAATCTGATTGGCTGGGTCATTAGCGTCATAGGTTTGTCCATAGTGAGCGGCAATGTTGAAGTTGCTTCCCAATAGTTCTTTAGCCTCCATAAGAACCCTGTATAAATCTTTGGCTATGTGGTCGTACAGTTGTTGGCTCTTGCGGTCTAACTTCACAATGATTGGGTCTCGGTACACGGCATCAGGTAGGTACGGCTTAACGTCTTCATCCTTCTGTGCTTTACGGACTGCGTGGTCCATTAAAGTCTTATGGAGCAAAGGAAGATTGCGGTATCTCTGAACCCCACCAAAGTGATTGCGGACTATGAATGTCTTGTCAAAGATGTCAAAGCGACCTAAAGCCTGTGGATTTACAAACTGCATGATGGAGAAGATTTCTTCTGGTCTACCATTCTCAATAGGTGTGCCAGTTAAGGCGTATCTTATTGGAATTCTTTTAGCCAAGTCTTTAACTCGCTTGGCTCTCTTAGCCCTAAATCCTTTGATAGCGGTTGCCTCGTCACAGACCACAGCATTGAACTCGATGTTCTTAATGACATCCCAATCGTTAACTACTTGTTCGTAGTTCATGATTACATACTTGTGTTCGAACATTTGTTCGTATTGTTTGTTTCGTTGAGTTGATGTTCCGTCTATGACTATGGAGGTACTGTCTGAGAACTTGGCTATTTCTTTTTGCCATTGGTATTTCAAACTGGCTAGGCAAAGTACCAAAGTTAGTTTAGGTGACTGCTTTTCAATAGCAGCAATGGTCATAGGTGTTTTACCAAGACCCATTTCATACGCAACAAGAACTTGCTTCTTAGCCACCATCTTGGCGACAGCGTCAACCTGATACGGTTTCAGTGTTCCTTGAAACATAAGCCTGTTCTCCAAGTATTGAGGGTTTAGCGGTTGCTATTCCCCAAAGTATCTCTTCATCTGTCATCTCACCTGGGTCTTTCTTTTCAGAAGTTCCATAGTTAAAAAAGAATAGATTCATTCCGTATTGACGTGCGTACTTACGGAACTCTTCACAACCTTTACGCCCTGCCTTATCAAAGTTTGGATTGTCTAAAGCAATGATTATTTTATCCGAGGCTCTGATGAGTTTGATTTGTTCTTCCGAAACAGACGCTCCACAGATTGCCACCGCTCCATCAATTCCAGCAGAAGCCATACGGACGCAATCAAGGGGAGACTCCACAACAAATACAACATCTTTATTTTGGTTCTCGATTCCGAATAATGTCCTGGACTTATGTAGTCCTACTGGGCGGTTTTTAAAGGTACGGTCAATTGTACCCTTTTCCTGCCAACCCAGCAGGGTATGTGTATCGGGGTCTCGAAGTGGAAGTATCCAAGTCTTGGTGGCAGGCTCCCACATTACGGAGTATCTATGGACCTCCACAGGGGAAAGGGACCTACCCTCCATAGCCTCCATAGGAGGGGCAGTAAACACGGCTAATCTAGCCTCTGACATTTGTATTGGCTTAGGTGAAGGCAGAATGTAGGTCGGTAATCTCTTTACCATCTCCACAAGAACTTCGATAGGAACTTCAGCAACGCTGGCAATCCAAGCCTCGGCTGCCTTGTAGTCGTACTCTGTACGGACATCCCAGACCTCTATGTAAAAGTCTTTTATGTCACAGACTAACTGGACTAAGTTACCTTTGTATCCACAAGAGAAGCAAGTGTGCATGCCTGACTCAAGGTTTATCCACCACGAAGGCGAATGGTCTTCTTTGCCTGTGCGTTCTTTATGCATAGGGCATAGAGCGTTAGCCTCTGCACCACGCTCGGAATAGTCCATGCCTAAAGCGGCTAGGACTGTTGGAATGTCAAAGGTTTTCAAGGCTTGATTCCATACACGGTGCAGTAAGAACACTTGGCTGATTCGTCATGGAAACATCCTGTCTCCCAATTCCAAGTAATGCTGGTCTCGGATGGCGGACAGTTACGAGCCTGAACAACTTTTAGTAGACGAACTTTATCGTCTTCTTCTACCTCTTCTAAACCTAGGATGACATCCGAGTCTTGAAAGAATGATGACGAGTAACCAATGGAGTCCGCAGTTACTTTACCGCCACGCATCTTCCATAACAAGGTCTGTGTGCTGATGATTACTGGGATGTCTAGGCGTTGAGCGACACGCTTTAGGGCACGGGTGATGTTGGTCAAAGCCTGTGGAGTATTTGCCTCACCTGTTACTTGGTCAAGCATCAGGTATACGCCGTCAACAAACAACACATCAGGCTTTAGTTGTTCTGCCTTTGCCATCAGTGAATCTACTGTTAAACCGTTAACGGCATCCACGAAGTGGAATGGATGCTTAATCTTTAGCCCATCAATAGTTTTGATTAATCGTTCTTCTTCTTGAGTGTTAAGGTTTCCAAGACGCAGTCTTGCGTTTGAAACGTTCGATGCCATGGAGTAATAGCGTTGAGTCTGCTCGTGGTTGTTCATCTCAAAGGATTGGAACATTGGAGTAAGCCCAGCGTTATGAACATTAGTAGCCATACGTAAGCAAATCTGTGACTTACCTGTCTTAGGTGGAGCGATAACAGTAATCAACTGACCACCCTGTAGCCCTGCAGTAGCCTTATCTATCTTGTCAAAGCCCGTAGGAACCCCAAGGAGGACCGAGTTCTGCACGCTTTGGTATTCATCCCAAAACTTATCTGGGTCCTTGGTGAGGTCTAGGTGAGTTGTTCCAATGACACCTTGAGCGTTTACCACTGTGACAGTGTTGCTCATTTCTGACAGAGCAGCCTCGTGGTCATTCTGTTGGACTAATTCGATTACGTTCTCGATACCGTTACGGGTCAGGGTACGGCGACGGAATGAAACCATCTGGTCAATCAAATAATCGATAGTGTCTTCGACATTTTTTAGGATTTTAAAGTTAGGGAAGTTGTCATGGACGGCTATGTGTGTAGGCACTTCACGGTAGTTAGAGTAGTGCTCACGAACAAACTTCCAAACTCGACGTAGGTCACTATCAACAAACCATTCGTCTTTGATGCCTTGCTCAATAACCCTGACAATGTCACGGTCCATGATGACTTTACTTACAAGTCTGTGTTCGTTATCGTAAGCCATTTTACCCTCGTTCTTTTTTAAAGATTATTTAGTTCTACACCATAGGAGCCGTATCGTGCAACACGTTCTTGCACATCAACTACTCCCTTTAGGTTTGCACGGTATGGAAGCACCGAGATTAGTTCCTCAATGTCTGCGTAAACTTCTGCGTAGTTAAAAGGATTTGAAACTCTTCTTTCCAATTTTTCCATTACTTCTTCTAGCGTTTCCTGAGTCCAACCATCGCTGGCAAAAGCCGCTAACTCTATTGACAACCCATACTTGTTACCCAAGTTCCATAACTGAGAAACGTTTTTCAAGTCAATAGTTTTTACTCTTTGAATCTGTTCTTTTCTTAGAAATCCTTTGTTGACTTCCTCAGTTACTACAGTTCCAACAACATCAATTACAACAACAATCTTTGGGGATGTCTCGTTGGAGATGTCGCCGCCTCTCACAGGACTATTACTTTGGCGTGCTTAACTACAAAGTTACGCCATTCCTCAGCAGTGCTTATGTCTCTGGCATCTTCGGTTGCTGTGGCTGGTATCTGGATAGCGTAGTGACCTGAGTTATTGTCCATAGCGTTTTTGACATAACGGATGTGCCTGCACTTGGATGAATTAGCGTAGGTGTTGCAAGAGCAAGATAACTTCTTTGAGTTTGTATTGCTTACTTGAACCTCAAACACGCCAGTCATTTCTTCATCTAGGAAGATTTGGACTGTACGCCATTCGCTTTCCATACTAGAACCTTTCAATTTGACCTCCGTAGGTCAGTTCTATTATCCAACGTAACTTGTCTAAAAGCCTCGTAAGCGAATGAGCCCATGGCATCCTTGTACTGTTTGCCCCAGTTTTCTATAAGAACATTTGTGGTAACTATGTTTGGAATGGCTTTGTCATAGCGTGAGCGTAAGATTTCATCAAAGGCAGCGTCATTAAAAGTCGAGCCGTATTCTTTGCCTAGGTCATCAAGAACTAGGATACGAACGTTGAGTCTGTCGTCCTTGGCACGACCGTGAAGACCTTCCATTTCGTCAATAAGTCTTTGACGTTCCTCGTCACGGGCATCAAAGATTGCTTTCTTACGATTGAACAAGTCAGGGAAAGTCAAGTAGTAGATTGGGCGACACTTACGGCTCAAGTCCTCTAACTTGTAACCAAGTATCTTGGCGATTTCTTCCTCATCTTCAGGAAGATTTCTAATGAATTCCATGATTGTAGTTACAGCATGAGTAGTCTTGCCACGACCTGGAGGTCCATCAAACCCTAGTCCTACTCCAGTAGTTCCTAAACCACCTTGGCACTTGATGATTTTGCCAGACAAGGCTTGAGTTAGCCAATGTTCAACTTCTTTTGGAAATACACCTAGGTCTCTTTGGATGTCTTCTTTGCCCCATCCAAAAAACCTTTCAGGAATGTTTGAGTTATGCATAATCCAAGCACGCTTCATCGGGGATAAAGAGTTTAAATCATAGGGCACGGGTGTTCTCCAAATCTTGCTCATGTTGCTGTAACGCTTTACGCCCCAAGAATGAATCGTTGAAGCGTGTTCCATCAGAAGCATACACAAAAGAACCTTTGGTTGCTACTACTGCGGTATCGGTGAGTTGGTCAAGCATGCCCAGGTTGCCTAGAGCCTCTTCCAAATTGGTGGTGAACATGCGGAGATACTTACCGTGAATCTTTTCAGGGTGTTGTTCTGCAGCACGCCATCGACGTTCATCGCCAAAGAATAAATCCATGACTTCAATCTCGACTACCGAAGTAATCCCGTACTCACGGCGGTTCTTAGCCAAGGCACCTGCCAATCCTTTGACGTTGACTAGCCCTGGAATCAGGGGGAACTTGCGGCTGAGTCGGTAGGAAAACTCACAGGCAACGTCGTAGGTTGTCCAGTCTGTGACTGGTCTATTGCCACGAGTCTTTGGCTTGCGTTTATCGCTGACTCTAGCCTGTGCTTGCTTGGCTGGTAGTTCGCCATCCAGTAATCCAAATGCGACTGTGTCGTCGTCTTCTTCCCATCGGTTCATAGTTTCCTCCTTGTGGGGAACTTCGTTTCCCACTAATAAATACGTAGTATTTATTACCCTACTTACTTGACTATTAGTAGTATTAGTAATAACTGGTACCATCTGCATACCACCTGTTGACCCCACCGTATGGTGGATGACAGTTGTTTCTGACCCCACCATACAGTGGGTCAAAGTGTAGCGGTTTTTGTATAAACGACCAAGGTTTCGCTTGGTTCTAGTGGTCTGAACCAGACCTTTTGATTCCAGCCCTCTGAGAGCCCTACGGACGTTCTCTTCGCCTCGACGAGTCAGGATTGCCAAGTCCTCCATTGTGGCTTCTACACCCCCGTCAGAGGCTGATAGATGGCACATGGCGACGAGTAGGCGAAACTCTTTATCGTCTAGTTCTAGACTGAATGCTTCAACGGGTAGTGGTACGGTCATGGGGCTACTATAGCCTACGTGTCAAGGGAGCCGTAACTACTTGTGGTTTGTTGATTAGACCCAAGATTACCAAGGCAAAAAATGCCGCTGCTAACCCTGCGACTACCATTAGCCAGCCAGATAAACCAAACGACCAAACAGCCAAAATGCTCAACGGAGCAGTCAGAATAGTCCTAAGTACTCTGCCACTTATGAGTTTTTCAAGGATAGTCACAAGGAATTCAACGACATAACCTGCCGCCATACCAGAAATAATTACTACGAAAAAAGTGTCCATGCGGACAGCATACTACGAAAGTTTCATGACTCCAGTGTCAATGTAATCCGAGATGATGTAAGGCGTATTTGCTGGTAAATAACCTTTGATAATGTCTGAACTAGTTGAGCCAGTT